AGCGTCACGCCACCGTAAGTAAGCGCGCCCGTCGTGCTGAGAGTGGTGAATGCACCCGTACTCGCAGTAGTCGCGCCCACCGTTCCGTTAAGAGCGCCGGAAAATTTGGTCGCGGCAAGGCTTGTTCCATCCCATGTCAATGCTGAAGATGCGCCAAACGCACCCGAGTTATTAAACTGCACTTGCGTGTTTGATCCGGCCGGTGCCGTTACGCCCGGAGCCTGCCAAGTGGCTACCGTTGCACTGGTTGCAGTAAGGACGTAACCCACTGACGGTGCGGTAGCCGCAGCAACAGAGACAGCCCCGGATGCGGTGGTCAGCTTGTCTATGCCGCCTGTGGCCGTGAGGGTCCCGGCCAACGCAAGGACAGAGCCACTAAACGTCAGGTTGGCAGAGTCCTGCAGCAACCCGGCTGTTCCTGCGTAAGTAACGCGGCCACTGGTCAGCCCACCAACAGCCAACGCCGTGGTGAAGTCTTGAGCACTTACGATGTCGGTGCCGTTAGACACCAAGATCATTTTCTTGCCGTTTGGCACGGCCACGCCTGTCTGACCGCTGACCTTGACCTGAACCGGAAACCCCCCCGTTGTATTGTTATAGACGAAATAAAGCTTTTTGTTTGCCGGAACAATTAAGTTAGTCGTCGCAAACGTCAAAGCCCCCGTCATCTCAATGAACAGGTTTCGAGCCACTCCAGAGGCACCATTCGGAATGGTGATCGTGGTGTTCGCACCAGATCCGTCAGTGATCGCCTGCGTCACATAGCCGCTTATGGCTTGCTCCAGCAGTGTCCCCAAGTTCGTATTGGTCGTGTCTCCCCATGTGTTGGACTGTTCGCCCGTCGCCATTAGGGTCAACGCAAGATTTGTAGAGTAAGTAGCCATTTGTCACCTATGCAGCAATTTTTGTCCACACAGGGCTCTGCGTGGAACCATCGTTCGCCCATACCGGATTATAGACGTTTTGAGACTTAGTCCAAATCAACACCGCATTCACCGATCCGGTAGCTGAGACCCCGGTTACAGCCCTATCTACTCTAAATCCAACGCTATTAACGGACCCCGTTCCGACTAACCCTGTAACGCTAATACTTCCGTCAAATTGAACTTCAACGCTGTTGACCGACCCCGTCCCAACTAAACCAGAAACGCTAATGCTGTCATCAACTTGAAATCCAACGCTGTTGACCGACCCCGTCCCGACTAGCCCAGAAACGCTAATGCTGTCATCAACTTGAAATCCAACGCTGTTGACCGACCCCGTCCCAACTAGCCCAGAAACGCTAATGCTGTCATCAACTTGAAATCCAACGCTGTTGATCGACCCCGTTCCGACTAACCCTGTAACGCTAATGCTGTCATCAACTTGAAATCCAACGCTGTTGACCGACCCCGTCCCAACTAGCCCAGAAACCAAAACCGCAATTTCAATTCCTACGCTATTAACGGAACCTGTGGCAGAAATAAACGAGACACCATTGCCCCACGCCTGTTCCCCCCATTTAACAACGGAGTTCCATCCGTCAAAGGCAACAGTAGCGTCGGCCACTTAATCCACCTATGCAATCTGAATGATTGCCGTGCCCGCGCCCGCGGTCGGAAACACAATTGTAAACGTGCCACTGGATACCACTTGGTCCGTTACAAAGTCCAGAATGCACACCGCGTAATTGGTCGAAGCCTGATAAATCATAGCGCCACGCGTCGTGAAAGTTGCCGAAGACCAGCTTGAATCGTTAAAGTCCAGATACGCGGTCGTGCCGCTGGACGTCGGAGTCACGTTGACCAACGTGTTTCCGCCTGTGGTATACCCGCCCCCACTGACCACTTCATCCGACGTCATGCTTGTGTAGCTGGTCGTTGTAGCGCCATACGTCCCCACAATGCTTGCGTTTGCTTTAAACAATGCGATCTTGTAAGCGGGGGAAGCTGACGTAGTAAAGTTGTGCGACCCAGTAAGCAGTTGCACTTTGAAACTGGTAACCATTGCTTGTGTTAAGCCTGCCATATCGTTCTCCTGTTAAAAAAATCAAGACCCGCGCGCATACGGCGGAGGATTCGAGACCAATGGAACACGAAGCATCCCATCCCGAAACTCGTCGCGGCGGCCGCGTCCTTGTTGCTCCATGGCCAGCTTTTGCACAGCATCCGTGTAGCGCTGTTGGAATTGCCCCAACAGATCGATAGGGCCTTTGGTAAACAGATAGGCCTCTACCAGAACCGCATACGTCAAGACCTCCGGAGCGTTGTCCGAGAGCCATGTGTTTGGGTTGGCCGCTGACAGCTGTTCAGTGCGCTTGAAGTAAGCCAATTCCAACTGGTAATTGAGCGACCCTGTCAGGGCGGGCGCAATATACAGCGTGGACTGATCCCATAACGCGTAATACTTCGGCGTGGCCGAACTTGTAGCGGTATTCGCCGTGTATTCCGTCATGAAGCTGATGTCCCGTTGTTGCAAGAACACCCGGTTTCCGTTTGTCGGAATGTATTGAAGATACCGCGCAAACAGAAAACCAGCTGGTACTCCAACCTTGGGCTGCGTCGTGCTTATTGTGGCAATGTCATATTCTTTAAACACATCCAAATCGACATCACGCATGATGCGATTTTCAGAAACAAGGATAAAGTTACCCAACACCGTCGGCGTGAAAACCGTGGCGTCGATCTCCATGTAGCTTTTTATGTTGTTTGTAAATTCGGTATAGTTCATGTGATCACCACGGTAACGGACCCAAGAAGGCCTTGCCCCAAAACCAAATTTTTCTGCGCATCAGGCCTCATCCCAACCGATGCAAACACTGAGTTACCCGGACCGCCAACATAGACATCCAACGGTTCTTTTGGCTGTGGCCGCGGCTCTTGCAACGCGATTGCATCGGAGACGTTTCTCCGTGGCTCGAGTTGCGGGTGTTTTGGCTCATAGCAAAAAGGACAGGTCTTTAACCCCTGCCATTCTTTCCTCAGTTCACTGAGGAAGAACCGCTGATTGCAGCGATCGCAGAGCGCGAGTGACTGTCGGCCCTGTGCATACATGCTACGACATCGTCCGGTCAGGGACTAAATACACACTTGCGATGTCCCTATCTTCCTGCGCAGCACGCATGAAATCTTCTTCGTACATTTGCTTCAACATCACAATGCGATCGGGTGCCCGTTTCATTGAGAGGTAATAAGCCAATCCGGAGGCCATGCACGGCAGAAACCTGAAATTTAGGTCCAGCGTGTCCGTGTAGGCCCCTGCATCTTGAATCCGACGTATTGCATAATACACGAAAGTGTAGTTGGTTGACGAATCCGGATTCGGATAAAAGTAAACCTTTGGAACGATTGTCCGTTCTACGTAAAACTGAGCAGGCCGAGACTGCGTTGCCTGTTTTGTCGGCGTGTGTAACCATTCCGCTCGGCTGAACCGGTTCAAAGTAATATCGGTTGCCGTTCCGTTGACCGTTGACCGCACCACCGCTTCCAACACGTTGACCGTGTCGCTAGGCAAGTTATACTCATACGTGCCCGCAACCAAAGCCAACGTCCGCTGTTCAATCGTCCAGAGATTCAGGCCCCGACTCGCCCAATCCAAGAACATCAAGTTCATGGATCGACGAGCCGTTTTAATGTCATAGCCTGCACGAACTTGAAGGCCGCAACGTTCATACGCTTCGGCAATCATTTCGTCCACGTCCAGATCGAACGTGGTTGTCCCGGACGTGGTCATTACCAGCTAGTCGATTGCGGGATACGCGGGGTCTTCGGGGTATCAACAGTGCCGTGAACCTTCTGCGCACTAAAATTCACATCCGTTTTTTCCGGCTTTTTGGCTTGTTCGGTGCTCTCAGAGAAAACCGCACCAAAGCCTTTGATCGCTGCACCTACTCCACGTTTGTGACTCATCATATGCTCCTTGTATCAACGACGCGAAAAACTACGTTTGGCAAAACCGCCGCGCTTTTTATGCTCGGCTTTTTCCTCGGCCTTCGTTTCTTTAGCCTCATGGCGCTTCATCGCAGCCTTACTGGCGTAACGCTCTTTCGAACCCTTCTCCAGTATACCGCCTTTGGCCTTGCGGACCGCTTTATGAGCCGTACCCATTGGCTCATTTTCATGCTGCTGCAACCGTGAATCTTGCATCCGATCGTAAGAGGTCGGGCGCGCTTTTGAAATCTTGCCGCCTTTTTTATACCCCATCTCAGTGCCCACATCCATGTCGCGCGCTTCGCCTTTCATGGACCGGTTCTGTGCGGTAACCATACGCTTCGCGTTGACATCATTTGGATTTTCACGAAGCCACTTGGCTTGAGCACTGGGGCTCCGACCCTCTTCATATCGGGCAAGAGCATCCGCTTTTTTCTTTTCCATGCCGCTTACCGCGCGCGCTGCGCCTTCTTTTTGAGAAGTAGACGGGGCCATCTTTGAGATATTCCTCGCTTCGGTATACGCAGGCGCATTACGCAATGCACGCATTGAGGCAGGAATGCTCTTGCCTCTGCTCATGATTGCCGCAAGGGCCGCCGCACCGAGTCCAAGACCGCCAGCAATCTTTGCAGTAGTGCGGACGCCTTCTCCATCATAGGAATCTTCCGCGGGAGCACTGCGAGAAGCGCGGACCGGGGCTTCTTTGGGCTCTTTTTTGGGCTCTTCTTTGGGCTCCGCTTTAGGAGCGGCTTTGGACGCAGATTTGCGGGCCGGGGTTTCTTTAAAATAGTCCTTGCTACCGGTAACTCCGCCTGCACTGGTCCGACGCTCAACTTCTTGCGCTTCTGGGTTGTCATCACGATCAAAGTCCACTTCACCTGCTTCTGCATATTTACGAACCCGACCGCCCTTTTTATAGCCGCCACTGAGCGCCTTGCTCATGGGACTAGAGGCATACGCGTTTTGCTGCGCAATCATCGGAAGGTTTCTGCCCATTTTACCGGGCATCATTGCCTTTCCGCGCCGATCGCTGACCAAGGAAGAGACTTTTTTCATAATTTTAACAACCTTTTTTAGCGCTGCCGCCTTTGGCATACGCTTTTTGCGGAGCAATCATAGGCAGATTTTTTTTCATTTTGCCCGGGGCCAACGCGCGACCTTGCCTATCTGAAATGGCACCACCTTTATTTTTTTTAGTCGGAGCACATGCCATACCACCTTTGGCCGCTTTAATCGGCAAACCCATTGCCATCATCTTGTGGCGGTTAGTATTCTTCATAGAATAGTCCATTCTTGACTCCTTGGTTTAGCCGTAAAAGGCGGTTGCGGTAACAGAAGTGGGAATACCCACATACAACCCGGCTTCGGACACAATACCATCGCCCGGGCACATAAACGAAAACGTCGTTGCGTTGGTTGTATCCACTTCCAACAAAATAGACGAAAAGACAGACACGTTTCCGGAATTGGTTGCAGACGCTGCAGTTACTGTAAAAGTTGACGCGTTTGCCGTTGCAATAGCATATGCGGCACTGACTGCACTGCCAGAAGTGATAGTCAACCAAACCCGGTCACCTGCCGTAAAACTATTTGCCATGGTGACCGTAATAACCGTAGTGGTTTGCGAATAGGTCGCCGCGGTGGACGTGTTCTGGGCAAACACCATGTGCGCCGGAGAGGCAACCGACGGGCACACAATGCCGCCTTTTAGTCGTGTGCGGCCACTCGCTATTACTACACCAGA